TTATTTTTCCAGCACAGTTTCTGCATTTATAAAACCATATGACTCAATTAATCTTCTGTCTTCATCATCTATTTTAGGTACTGCCCAAACTAATAAATGTTTTGCTCTCGTACTGGCTACATATCCTATCCTTATTTCTTCTCCCGTGCCATAAATCCAATGGGCTTTCCAATGCCCACCTTCACTTTGGTCTGTTTTACTTGAAATTACTAATGTAGTATCATATGTACACCCTTTACTATTATGTATTGTCACTATTGGCATCGAACAAGATACTTTATTTTCAAACACTTTAACTTTTACTTTAGTATTACCTCTACTTGCATTAAACCATTGCCCTTTAAATGGCTGTTCTAAATCTCTTTTTTCCATTTCGTCTACCGGATAAATTATCTCATAATTTTTTTTAATTATACTTGGTAACACCGTTCTAGCCAATTCATGCCAATTTCCATATGTTATGTCTATATCTTCAAGTTCTGGACACTCTGCAAGCGAATTGAGAATCTCCTTCAAAAAAATACGCCATCTATATACAGATTTAATTTCTTTAGGGCAAAAATATCTTTTTTTACTAATTCCCCCACCAAACCATTTAGAAATTTGATTTCCAGCCAGTTCCATTGCCCTTAACATACTAATATTATCTTTTTTATTCCAAAGTTGAAAGGCTACTAATAATGATTCTTTATCGTCCAAATCAGATTGTGTGGATTTTTCCAGCTCATTTTTCAATGTATTTTGCTTCACTAAAATTCTGTTGTTAGATTTTGCAAATCCTAATATATCAAGAATTCTATAATATTTACCAAGCGCATTTTCAGGAGTTTCATATTCCACATACAGCAATGCATTATCCAGTATATTCTCAGCACACGAATCAACGGATATGGTATTTTTCATCAGCTTTTTAGAAACTTCAACTATTTGTCTACAACTTCTAAAATTATCCTTTAGTTCCATCAGTCTAAAATTCTTTACATATTCTCCGATTCTTTCTGGTACAACTCGTTTAAACTCATAAATACTTTGATTTAAGTCCCCTACAAAATGAAGAACTGTTCCATTATCGTTTAAAGATTTAAGAACAATTAATTCATTTTCTGATAAGTCCTGACATTCATCTACTATAATTAATGGAAATTTTTTTGTTAAGTCAAAAGTTATCTTAGAGAATTCTTTGCTTGTTAAGACCAAATGGGCTATCAAATTCATATCATCAAAAGTAGCTAAACCATGCTTCCAAAAATTTGATTTACATTTTGCAAACTCTTTTTTTAAGTAATCGAACTCCCAATATTTTTCAAAACTTTCACGTCTTTTTTCTTTAATATACTTTTGAACATCGTCTCTATGATAATATTCAGAAAGCCACATCGAAGTTTGTCCAACATAAAAATAATATTCTCTTTTATTAATATCATATCCAATTTGGTTAGCATATATTTTTTGCCATCTACCATTCTTGTTTAAATATTGTATAGAACAGCTAAAATTATTCAACCAATGATTATCATATATTTTTATAGTTGAATCCACAATGCTGAAACTCATATCTCCATTCTTGCCCTTAAATCCAGTTAACTTATAGCCAAACGGTTGTGAAATATATTTGTGAATAAAACTACTCAATGTACCAACATAATGTGGGTATCTAATATTAGTCCCAACAAATTCTTTTACTCTTTCACTAATTACCTGTGTTGCATCATTTGTAAAAGTTAATATCGCAATCCCTCTATTTTTATTTTTCCACTTTTTAATCTCATAAGCAGTCTTCATACCAACCACTTCTGTCTTGCCGCTTCCAGCGCATGCACACAAAAAGATGTTTTCATCTACGGGTGCTTCCACATACTTCAACTGCTGATCTGTCTTTTGGCTTATTCGGCATCCCTCATAATCTTTACAAATACTAGACACATGCGTTTGATAACATGCTTCACAACTTTGCTTTTCCTTTTTATCACAAATTATACCTGCTATCAGTTCATCTCGTTTATTATTCTGCATTTTCTCCACCACAAGCCCAAATAATGGCACTTTTAATATATTGGGGTACTGCAAAACGCTCTCCCTGTTCAATTTTTTTAGCTAACAATTGTGCGAATTTTGCTTTGCCCAACTCATTGCTGTCAATATGTTCATATATATATTTTCCTGCATTTCTACGTTCTTCATCACCTGCTTCTTTATAATCTTTTTCTTTCATTTGCTTGCAAGTCTGCTTTACTTTTCCCTCTTTTGCCCATCCATCTTCTATAACTTCGGCCATAATTTTTATATTACCTTCTATTACCATATCGTATTCAAAAGTCTTTAATGCTGCTATGTATAATCTTGCATATTTTGAAACATTAACACTTTCAACTAAATCTATTGCTTCATTTCCACCTTCTATTTTTTCCTTTGGCAATGGATATATCTCTTCTTTAACTACTCTTTCTTTTGTTCCTTGCTCTGTAGTTTCTGTTAGTTTTTTTTCTATCGCCCTTGGATCTTTATCTGTTATGCCACTACATCTTATCGGTATCCTTTCGCTATCCAAACCTTCCAAATTGCAAAAAAGCGGAAAAAAATATTTAAAATTTATTCCATTAATATTGATAACTGTTACACCAGCTTCTTCCAAAGATTCAGGAAGTTTCTTTTTACTTTTCTCATTGCGATTGTATTCTTTTAAAACAAGAGGTGCAAATACAGGTAACAGCATAGTTTCACAAATTCCCTCTACCAGTATGATTCCTTTAGAAAAAAGTATTGTTGACTTTGTAACATCCAACCAACGATTCAAATACTGCTTACTACCATCTTCTATTGTAAAACTTGAAATTCTACACGAATAAATATTATCTTCTCCTCGACTAATATATATTAAGTTATCAATGGGCACTGAAGACGCTAAAACAGGTGAATGCGTCGTTAATATAATCTGCAAATTATCCTTTTCCACTGAAATTTTTTGTAAATACTTAATTAATTTCACCTGCAATTGCGGATGTAAATGTGCTTCTGGTTCTTCTATAAGTAAAACTGTTAATAGGTTTTTGTCTTTTGTAATAACCTCCAATTCCGCAAAAACTGTGGCCATATAAAGCAAATTATTATATCCTAAACTATTAATAGCAACATCCCGAAATTTTGTTATGTCCATTTCTCCTATATATGGAAAGAATACCATTTTTATATTTTGCAATATTGATAAAAAAGAATTTTCGGAAAATTGTAAATTAATACTTTGACCGAAGACACTCCCCATTGATTTTAACATAGCACTGTTTATATCAGTCTTTGCCTTTTCAATTTCATCAAAATTATGCTCTTTGTTTTCTATTATTGAGCTATTGAAAGTTGAAAAAGCATTAACCAATTGTTCTTTACTTTCTTCACCATTATATTGATGTTGGAGTAGTAATGCCAGCCTTGACTTTTTACCATTCGTTAATTTTTCTTCTGCATTTCTTAATGCCGGTAAATATATAGTATCTATATAGTCAAATGTTTCTTCCTCAAATGCACTGGCTCTTGACTTACCACCCCAAACTGCTTTTTTGTAATACCCTTTATTATTGGGATTTTTTTCAACCTCAAGATGCAGCTCTGCCTCAAAATTTGCATTACACCATGAAAGAAAGGTTATTTCTTCATTGGAGCTTAAATCTTCCATTTTTATATCTATTCTGATATCATTTTTTGCTTCAGCCTTACCAAATGCGCGATAAAAATCATCTTCAGATATATACGGTAGTTCTCTATCTTTCAAGATTACACGAATAGCATCAATAATCGTTGTCTTACCCGATGCATTTTCACCAACTAAAATATTAAGCCCTTGATTAAATGTTATAATTGACTTATTTTTACAATTTTTATATCCTTCAATAGATAACTTTGAAATATACATTTTCTTTATCTCCAGTAATATTAGTAATACATTTATTATATACCTGGAGTAAGCAATATACAACCAATCTAACAACTAAATAGAATCCAAAATAGGGTTGATTCCTCTAGATAACTCATACCTTACATCACTATTACTTCTGTATCATACTCAATTTCTGTTCCATCTAGAAACACCGTTGTTACAATTCCGTTTTCATAAACTTTGATATAATCTAGGGTACGAAGCATCAGACCAATATCTAATTCCTGCATAGGCTTTGCCTCCTTCGTAACTTCAATGAAATCCTTTGCCAGGAACTTTGCCAGAAGGTCATCACTGTTCATTTTCTCTTCCCACTCTAGTATCAAAATATCCCGGCATTCCAACAGCTTATTCCAGGCTATAAGATAAATCTTCTGTATTGTATCCTCTTCAATATGCCGGTTCGCACACCCCATAACTCCTTTCACCTTATACCGCTCACTACACTGCCAGATTTTCCTCGTCTCCCCAGTGCTGCTTCGCCATCCTTTACGGGTAAATACCTTATTACACTCCCCACAAACAATCTTTGAAGCAAACGGATTCTTCTCTGTATTATTGGAATAGGATTTAGTTTCGTGCTCCTCCAGATACCGCTTCCGCCTCTCAGTCTCCAACTGCACACACTCCCAAATCCACGGCTCAATAATAGCTTCGTGATCATCCTCAATATAAAACTTTTGTATTTCTCCATTGTTCTGTACACGTTTCTTCGTAAGGAAATCCGTTGTATAACTCTTTTGCAGAATAGCATCGCCCTTATACTTTTCATTATCCAACATACTCTGCAAAGTAGTGGCTTGCCACTTCGTTCCTCCGTCCCAATTTTTCACACCTTCCCGTTCAAATATCCTTTTAATATAGTCAACAGTCTTTCCATTTAAAAATTCTGAGTATAAACGATTCACAATTTGCGCCTGCTTCCGATTGATAATCAGTTTACCCTCCTCATCTGTATCATACCCCAGGAACCGCTTGGTGCTCATCTTATGCTGTCCCTTTTCAAATCTCCTGCGTATTCCCCAAGTGGAATTCTCCGAAATAGACCGGCTTTCATCCTGTGCCAGTGAAGAAAGAATAGTAAGCAATACTTCACCTTTAGCATCTAATGTATTGATATTTTCTTTTTCAAAAATGATACCAATGCCCAGTTCTTTCAGCTCCCGCACATAATTAAGGCAGTCCAGCGTATTCCTTGCAAACCTTGAGATGGATTTTGTAATAATCATGTCAATCTTCCCTGCCCGGCAATCTGCTATCATTCGTTTAAATTCATCCCTCTTTTTGGTATTAGTTGCCGAAATGCCCTCATCCGCATAAGTACCTGCATATTCATAAAGGGGATTCTCATTAATAAATTTGGTGTAATAATTTACCTGGTTCTCATAACTTAATAACTGTTCTTCTTGGGCGGTTGATACCCTGCAATACGCCGCCACCCGTAACTTCTGCACACTCTGACCCATACTCTCGTCCGCTGATGAAATCTGCCTTGCGGGTATAACGGTAATGTTTCTTGCCATACACGTTCACCTCCTCTACCACCGTTGGTTCTGTAATATTCCGTTTTATAACCTCTATATTATCCACCCGCACTCCCCGGCAGGCTTGTTTTCCCTCTTTAATATAAGTGCTGCACAGCCACTGAATCTTACCTTTATAAACCATTCTGCGCCGGAGACTCTTTCCGCAATATGGGCAAATAAGCATTCCACTCAGCGGATATCTATTCTGGTACTTCTCAGTACCGTCAGCAGCAATATTCCGATTTTTCTTCCGGCGTTCCCGTTCCGCCTGTACCTGGTTCCATTTCTCCTCACTCACGATAGCCGCGTGGTTATCTGTGATGTAGTAACTCTGCACTTCCCCACGGTTTAATCTTGACTGGTTCCGTTTATTCTCCGGCGTGAAGTATTTCTGCAGGTGATAATCCCCTTTATACTTTTCATTGGTCAGCACACCATTTACTGTGCTTTCATTCCATTCCGCATCGGTCACAGTCTTTACCCCAAGAAAAATCATCAGGCTTTTCAGTCTGGAATTTCCCATTCCAAATAAGGTCATGTCATAAAGAAAATCCACTACGAATGCTTCTTTCTGGTTAATAACCAATCCACCATACTCATCCTTGTCATACCCCAGGAACCGCTCGGTATTAATCATAATCTCTCCCTGCTCAAACTTCTTTTTAATGGTCCACTTGTTGTTCTCGCTCATGCTCCGGCTCTCTTCCTGTGCAAAAGAAGCAAGGACGGCAAGCATCATCTCGCCGTCCCCGGAAAGGGTGATGATATTCTGTTCTTCAAAAAAAATACCGACACCCAGTTCTTTCAGCTCTCTTGCAACTTTCAGAACGGTGACGGTATTTCTCGCAAATCTCGATATTGACTTTGTTATGATTAAATCGATTTCCCCTGCCCTTGCCTTTCCTAGCATTTTCTGGAATTGTGGACGGCTCTCGCAGTAGCCGGAGATTCCCTGGTCGGCATAGACTCCAGCAAACTCATACTCCGGGTTGGAAGTAATCAGACGCTCATAGGTATCTGTCTGATTTTCCAGCGAGTCCTCCTGCCTTCTGCTGTCTGAAGACACCCTGGCATAAGCACATACACGCTTTTTCTTTTGTGACACTTGGAAAACAGGTTCTAATATCCGGATTTTCATGGGCAGTCACTTCCTTCAAAATAATCCCGGACAAACTGCTGAATCCGTTTATATATGGGTTCAGCATCTTCTAATCCACGTGTACAGATGACCTCCATACTGTTCTCCTCACATATCTCCATAAATTCCATGAACTGTTTCCAATCCCTTGCAATGGTGTCTGCCTTCATCGTCACCACCGCATCCCATTTACCAGCCCGAATCTCCGACTTTAACTGGAGGAACTTTTTCCGATTCGGATTTGTACCGGACTCTACTTCAAAAAATAATGTCATTTTCCAGTTCCCTGCTCCGTATCTTCCATCAAGGGTCTTCTGAATTTCCTCCAGAAACTGTGTGTAATCATGGTTGCTATGGTTCATCCTACAGTAGAATGCTACTTTTTTTACCTTACCTGAAACTACCATAATAATAAGAACTCCTTTCATTTTTTGGTAGTCTATTAATCACTCTCAACCGCTATAAAGTCAAGCAATTCAGCGGTTTCCACCGCCTTTTCTTCTGTTTTATTCCGGGCTTGCTGGCATCTAAATACGGGCAGCATAATCCAGGGAAATCCATCCGTCCTTGTTCTTCTGATAGGATTTCAACAGCCCCCATTTTATGGCTCCCTGCCCCTGTGCTTCCTCTACGATGGTAAAGACGCCGATTCCTGTAAACCCCGGCTGTTTTCCGTAATTTGTTCCGGGACCTTTGCGGATATGCAAATTCGGGATCGACACCTTTACCCTATAAGAGTTAGAAGACAGACTTACTATAAACGGTTCATAGTCCTTTCCATAGGAAGAGGTACCCTCATTATCACCAGAACCACCGCTTTGAATCTGCCGCTTGAACTCCTCCCACATGCCCTTCGCCCGGATTTGTGACGGGCAGTTCTTAGCACATACATCATAATGCTGTAATACCCTGTCAGCCGGAATTCCGGTTTCTTTCATCAACTGACGAACAAATTCCACAGTGTTTGCAAACGCCTTATTAAAGTCATACCCTGCCTGCACACACATTTCCACACCGATACTATTCTTGTTGTTCACAGTTCCAAACAGCCGCCCGTCGTAATTTACCCCTACATGCCAGCACCCATGGACATGAGCTGCTGCCTGGTATACCGTGTCATTATCATCCGTATAGTAATGTACGGAGATGTTTAAGTTCCCATTAAACTGTGCTTTGGCATGAGTCAGCGCATCTGCTCCAGATCGGAAATTATCAGTATTGTGGATTACGATATACTGCGGATTATTTACGCTGTACGTGTTATTAGATGACACATAACTCCTATTTACCTTCATGGTCTTTATTCTCCTTCAACTGCTCTAGAACATCCTTCATCTTCTTTGGAATGGGAAGTCCAATCAAAGCGGCATTTTCCAGAATGGAAATCCCCTCATTGGACAGATAGAAGAAAATCACGGTTGTCCTCAGAACGCTTCCGTTCTGAATCACATTGGTGTCAATGATATGTGCCACCGCCACCAATGAAAAAATCACCACTTTCTTGAAAATCCCATGGAAACCAATCTGGCTGGAAAGTTCCTTATTCAGAATCCCAACCATCACTCCTGTCATATAATCCACTACAACAAAAACAATCAGTGCATACAAAAACCCGTCAAAACCGCCCAGTACTGCTCCAAGTGAACCGCCCATGGCGGCAAAAACATAATGCATCGTATTTGCAACATCCTTCATCGTGCTGCCCTCCTTTTATTTTTCTGCACAAAAAAGGCAGCCCGAAAGCTGCCTAACTCTGTGATTTGGAATATTCTCATTCCTGTGTCAGTGTGTACGTTATCTTCATGGTTCTATCTACTGTCTTCACCACTGCCGAAGACAGGTTATTAATAGATGCCAGATAAGGCGTCAGCAGGTACATGGTCCGATATTCGGAACCGTAACTTCCACCCCAGCCCAGCAGAAAGTTTTTGTACTGAAACAATGGCGTTGCCGCGTCATTCAGCCTCGCGCTCCCCTGGGTTTGGAAAACCTTATCATCAATCGTAATCTGGAAATCCCCTCCGATAATCAAATTACCAATCAGGATCATATAAACCTCACAGGTCCCTTTGTCACAAAGCGGTTTCCATTTGGAAGTGAACCCTAAATGAATCAATGTTACATCAGAAGGATTCGCCGTATTGATCTTATATACACCTTCTTTATTATTTGCCATAACATACAGATATCCCTTACGCATACAGCATTTCAAAACCCGCTCCGGGTAAGAACCGCTCTCGTCCCGTTTTCCCACATCTATGAGCATTGCATTGGAAAGTACCCATTCCCCCTCCGTTATGGAATAATCAGTCTTTGAGATTTTTACCCACACCATGGCAGCACTGCCGGAGGAATTTCCTTCATTAGAAAATCCATACCAGTAGCCATCCGCACCATCCAAAAACTCTCCATAAAGCGTATACTTTCCTAAAAAGCGGAAGGTGGTGGTCTGGATTACTTGATCCTCCAATACCGTATAGGTGGTATCATCCAGTTTCTCATTCAGTCCGATACTGAAAATGGGAACACGGACTTTACGTATACGTACAGCAGAATCCTGATAAGTTATTGAGTAAAGTAAATCATTCTCAAAATCCACTTCCACCGTCTCAAACAGCACCAACTGCTTATCATTAGACAGACTGCCGATATCCACACTCTTTAACTGCAAAAAAGTGGTGCTGTCATCTATCAGGCTACCATAAGCATTTGTCCCGCCCTGCGCACTGGTTAATGCTGCCGCTGCAATCGTTCCATTCCCCTGACTTGGTGTAAATTCCCATACGAACTTGTAGCCATTCTCCAGTGCCTTACTCTCCGTCAGATTCAAACTTCCCCTTGCCACATTTGCCGTGGAATTCACATTGTTGGAAGCATATGCCACTGGCAGGTTATCCGATGAAGAATAGATATTATCGGCATTCTCGTCCAGTGCTTTGGAGAACAGCAGGATTCCTCCAATCATATTCGGACAGATGGGAAGTAACCCTTTGTTCCATTCAATCCCGTCAATACTGGCTGCCGCCTCATAAAAAATCCCCAGCGGATTCAAACCAAAGATGTGATTTACGGCATTGGTAATCATGTTTTCCTCTTTCACTGTTTTCACTTCCCCGGTATTTACATCCGTAAGTTCCAATGTCATCATTCCTTTTAACTTCATTACAACCTCCTTAACTGGTATCCACTGGTAAACCAAATGCGCCAATGGAAATCCTGCCCATACTGTCAGCCATCTGCCTCTGCACCAATTCCATAGTCTCTATGCCGATGGACTCTGTAAAACCTTTGACCATAAGCCCTGCTGCAAGCCGGAATGCAGAAATGGTTTCCTCTATCGTAATCTTTCCGTCCCAGGCCAAAGCCGCCGCCATGCCCTTTCCGCTGATGGAAGCGATGCAGCCACCCGTTTCTATGTTTCCGCTTCCGCCTTCCATTCTCAGATACACATTGAACGTATTTGTGAAGTTTGGAATCAGATTTTCGATTGGGTAGTACAATGGCAGTACATGCTTTCCGCTGCCCCAGTTCTCTACCGGATAATGAGTCAGAATTTCCTCATCGTTAAATTCGTACTTCACAAAAGCCGAAGCCTTCCCGTCTGCTGAAAACGTGACTGGTAATTCTACATTTACGGAAATATCTTGTGTGGCTTCCTTTCCATCTTCGTCCTGTGCAGGAATGGGAACTACAATGGTTCCTGCTGCCGTTCCCGTCTGTTCCTTCATATCCGCTGTTACCTCCACCAGAACAATGGCAAAAAACTGCACATGAGTTTCCTCTGCCGCAGCAAACTCAATACTGATAATTTTCACACTTGTATCATTCACCGTATACTTGGAAGCATTGGTAAAGGTATGGATTCCAATCTTCCCCGCCTCAATCTGGTTCAGTAGACCGGAAATGTTCTTGTCGTTCTTAGATTTGGCCTGCGCCAGCCTTGGGTTCTTACCCACGCATTTCAGGGTGTGTTTCCCGTTAATTTTTACCTGGTATCCGGTAACACAGGTTAACTGATTTTCATCCGCATGACCGCCGGAGAACACCAGAACATCTCCCAAGTCCAGTGCCGGATTGCCGATGGTATCTGAATCAAAAGGTACATAACGGAGGATAGATAGATCTGTAAGTATATTTTCCAGCAATGCTTTTCTTGTTTCTTCCAATCCAAACTGCAAAAATGGATTCACGCCAAGGTTCATAGTTAAACCAACGTCCGGCTCCAATGCGTAATACTCAGAAACCTGTGTCTTAATATTGGTGGAACTAACGGCAGTATACCGGGTAATAAAATCAGAGAAGCTGCTGGAAAACCGATGCCTGTCAGAAATGGTCATCACAGGCTGATTCCCATACTTACGAAGCTCCAGCTTTCCTTCTCGGTTAATGCAGAAGAACCCTCCAAGTACCTGCCCCACATAGAACAGCACATCCCGGTATGTCTCTATGTCATTCTCCGTATAAACCGACAGCAGCTCTAAGCCATTGGGCATAGCTTCAATTTCTTCCTGGGTGTGCGCCAGTTCTACGTTACATGCTTTACAGCACAAAGCCAGGAACGCATAGGCATTTCCTGCCGTTTCAAATCCATTAAAACTATTCTCAAACCGGAGCATATAATCATATGCCTTGATTTCCAGACAGCGTATGGTGCGGTTTGCTTCACTGATTTCAAAGATTCCCATAGGGATTTCCTCGTACACACCATCTGACACTTCCAGGTGAAAGCTCACTCTGATTTCTGCACCCTCCAAAGTATAGCGGTCAATCCCGGAAAGCAGCGTGATTCCCAGTTCCGCTGCATACACCGTTCCAATTTCTATCTCCGTACTTCCGCAGCATTGACTGGTAATATACCCGGAACCTTTGACAATGTCCTCACTGCTAAAGGTATATTCCAAGCCTGCTTTTGTGGTAATTTTCCCAGTCCAGCAGAACTTCCGGGTGTTCTCCTGCACCGCTTGTAAAAAGGCTTTGCTTACCGGATACATGAAAACACCACCTTCCTTAGAATTCCCGCAGTGTAAAGGACACCGTCCATAAGCCTTTGTAGGAGGTATCTTTTACCAGGCTTGCTTTATAACCCTCTATATACATCTCTGTCTTACGGATATCCAGTGTTTCTGTATCAAAATACTCCACGGTTATCTTGGACTTCCTGCGAAATTCCGCCATGCACTTTACCCACTTGGGACTTAAGGAAAAGGAAACCGGTATGGTCACCACCCCGCTCCTCACCACATCTCTCTGCGTGGTTCCGGCTTCCGTTTCCCCTCCGGTATCCGCCTCCACATCGGACAATTCCACTTCATAGGAATCCGGCATGGGAAGCGGCACACTGTCAAAGGTTAGATATTGAATAAATGCCATATTTAACGCCCTCCTGATCTGAGATTCTGCCTGTTCTGTGCATTGACCACCACTTCATCCAGCAGGGTACCGCCAAGGTACACCGGGATACAGATAGTTCCCGCACCGCCCATAGTGATTCCGCTTACCGAATCCTTAATTCCAGAAAGCAAGTGACTGAAAGAATTAGTAGATGCCGCCTGCTGTGCCATCATATCTGCCGTACGCACCTGCGGGTTGACCACCATATCGGAAGCCACACCTTTCACGGCGTTTTCCACTAACCCCCGGCTCTTTTCAATGCTCTTTGCCAGCCCGGCCATGAAGTCCGGCATCCATGATTCATATTCTGTAAGCGGTCCTTCGTCCGGAACGGAGAAATGGAGGAATGCCGCAATCTTCTCTGCTATGCTCTTGACTGCATCCACTACATTTCCAACAGCATTACGGATACCGTCTGCGATTCCATTTACAATATCCACACCCCAGTTCCAGGCACTGGAAGCAAGTCCCTTGATATACCCGGCCGCTTTCTCAAACCCATTCTTTACGGCATTGTATACGTTGCTCATGGAACTGCTGATGCCGTCTACGATGTTATTGAAAATATTTATAACAGCGGTTTTGATAGCATTCAGCACCGTAGATACCGTATTCTTCACAGCATTCCAGGCTGTGCTTACCACGTTCTGTACCGTACTCATGACCGTGGATACTACATCTTTAATACCATTCCATACCGAAGAAACGATGTTCTGAATCGCATTCAGAACGGTGGTAATAACTGTCTGAATCATATTCCATGCCGTAATAAGGAACGTCTGCACCGCCGTAACCACTGTTGTGACCACTGTCTTGATGGCATTCCAAACCGTAGTGAAAATGGTCTGAATTGCAGTCAGCACCGTGGTGATGATGGTCTTATAAATGTTGAAGTAGGTAGTGACAATAGTTGAAATTACCGTCAACACGGTCTGGAACAGGTTCTTGATACCTTCCCACAAGGCGGAGAAAAATATGGCAATCCCATTCCAGATGGTCTGTGCCGCCATGGAAATTCCTGTCCAGATGGTGGAGAAGAACTGGGAAATCGCTGTCCATGCCGTACTGGCTGTCTGCTTTATGCTCTCCCACAGCCCGGTAAAGAACTCCTTTATTGCATTCCAGATGCTGATGCACGCAGCCTTGATTTCATCCCAGTGAGCAATCAATAACTTGCCAATAGCAATCACCGCCACTATCACAGCAATAATAGCCAGGATTGGTACACCCACACTGGCAATGACCGGAATCAAAGCAGAAATGGCAGGTGCTATCATACCGACCAGACTCATTACTGCACTGATTCCCGTGGCTATCTTACCTATGATAATCAGTACCGGACCGACAGCCGCCACAATACCTGCAATGATTACAATCATCTTTTTGGTGCCATCTGACAATCCGGAAAACCAAGTGGTAAATGCCTGAATTTTCTCTGCCAGTGCCATAATGATCGGAGCCAGTACACTCATAATGGCAGAACCCAGTTCAATGGCTGTGTTCTTTAACTGGTTTAAAGCCTTCTGGATGGTATAGGAATTGGTGTTCAGTTTTCCGAAAGCCGTCTCTGTTGCTCCGGTAGAATTATGCATCTCTACCAATGTTTCATTAAAAGTTGCAGCACTGTCACCAATCAGAATCAGTCCAGCTTTCCCAGCTTCTGTACTTCCCCATAAATCACTAAATGCCAGCCCCTGTTCCTTTGCACTGTCAGAAATAATCTGCAGCACGTCAGAAAGACTGGCTCCCTCCTGCATCAATTCCAGAAAGGATTTTCCTGTTTTCTCTTTTAATGTATCTGACACCTTTGTACCAGACTTACCAAGTTCATTAAGCATAGAATTCATGTAGGTGGTGGATTCGGCAGTTGCAACACCGTTGGAAGTCATAATCGCATATCCTGCCCCCACCTGTTCCAAGGCTACACCATTGGCTTTCGCAGTAGGAATAATTTTTCCCATGGAAGAGGACAATTCCCCCACTGTGGTTTTACCAAGATCCTGTGTCTTAATCAACACATCAGATACTCTGGTTACCTCAGATGCCTCAAGACCATAAGCATTCATTATGGTAGTAAGGACATCCAAAGCATTTCCAGCTTCTGCAAACCCAGCTCTTGCCAGTTTGGTTGAATTGGAAACGAAATTGACCGCATCTCCTGTCTTCTGCCCTGACGAAATCGCATCATACACGTTGTTGGCAATTTCAGTGGAACTAATACCCGTCTGGTTGGATAAGTCTATGATTGCCTTTTCCAGTTCCGAGAGAGGAACTTCTGTAGTATCCGCAATAGTATTAACTTTCGCCATAGCGTCTTCAAAGTCCATTGCCATCTTAGCAGATGCCCCGCCGGCCGCAGTGATGGCTGCTGTAACCGGGAGCAGCTTCTTTCCGGCGGAAGTGGCAGCATCCCCGAACTTTCCAATCTTCTCCGCTGCCTGTGTAAACCCTGACAGAGAGGTATTAGTCTCCTTTGCCTGCTTTTCCAGGTCTTTTAAGTTCTGCTCGGTTTCGATGATTTCCCTTTGCAGGGCATCGTACTGGTCTTTGGTAATCTCGTTCCGCTCAAATTGCTGCTGTACCTGGTGCTGAGCTGTTTTTAATGCCTCCAGTTTCTCTTTCGTTTCCCCGATGGCATCCTTTAAAAGCCTCTGCTTCTGTGCCAGCAGTTCCGTATTGTGCGGGTCCAGCTTTAAAAGTTTCTCCACATCCTTTAGCTGGGACTGGGTGTTGCGGATTTCTGAATTGACCCCCTTTAATGCAGTAGTAAGTTTGGTGGTATCTCCGCCGATTTCCACCGTAATCCCTTGTATTCGGTTGGCCATGCGATACCCCCTCCCTTACGTTTGGACAGAAAAAAAGAGCCAATTAAGGCTCACAATGCATAGAAAAGACACCTGCCATTTCTGACAGATGCCTATGTAAAAATTATTATTAAGATATTTAATTTTAACTCAAAGAAAAATTGAAATTCTCCAAATATTAGTGGGTTGATTCTTATTCAAAATACTTTGCTCTTACATCCAAAAATGTATTTGAATAATTTATTACTCCAAGAATAAGGTCTCTTTTTCTTGTATTTTTAAAAGATTGTTTTGGAGCATATCCATTAATAGTTGGCTTAATATGTTCTCTATCAAAACCATTATCTTCGAACAGCATTTCAAGTTTTTCTTGTTTCACCCACTTTTCTACTGTATACTCTTCAGTAAAATATTTGCTGTAACTTCCCCCATCAAAGCATTGATATAATGTTGGCGCCATTTCATCCGCATATGCAATCCCTCTTACTTGCATTCCTCTATCTGGAAGTAACATAAAATTTGATCTCATCTCGGCCTTATTTGCGAGCATCTGCAATTGTTGAACTAATAAGTCATCTGTTGGAAGTAATTGTTCAAAGCTGTCAATTATCATTTTTATACTTTCGGAATCTTTTTTTATTTTTTGTTTTGGATTTATACACATAATTACTCGTTTTAAAATTTGAAAAACAGAAACAATTGTATCTGCATTTAAATTGTCCAAATATAAACAATCCAAATCATTTGCCAGCCTCCACTCATCTCGATTTCTATATTGATTAGATGTATCCTTTCCTTCATCCCAATACCACAGCCAATTCAAGATATGATTATCTTCATTATATTTTTCCCCAAGATAAGTTTTCATTTTGTTTTCCATATGCGAATACCACCCTTCAATTACACAAATTAAAACTTGTTAACATATTTCCAATGAGTATCTCCAAGGATAAATATGTAAATGTATTAAGTCATTTTATTAATATCATTTGTTTCAATCTTTGTATTTCCGCCTAGTGCAGACGCCAGCACAGCAGTGACAATACCAACAGCCGCCGCACCAACTACCGCCATTGTAGCAATGAACTTTTTATTCTCTGAGTCTTTTTCATCCATCATTTTTGAGATTTCAAACATCTTATCAATGATATACTTTCTTTCTTCAAACGAAAGATTCTCATCCTCAAGTTGTTTTTGTAAAACCTCAATTATAGATTTACATGAATCATAGTACGATTGAACACTTTCCCTATTTGACTCTATACCTTTATCCAATGTGTCTTTATACCCATTCAACATTTCCTTTACTGTATTGGAAAACTCCGGGAATTGTTCTAATGCTTTCTTAGCCACCTCTGGATCCATCCTATCTAGCATTGATGCCATAGTAATAACCTTATCTTTTGTAAGATGTCGAAAATCCTCAATATCTAATTTTCTTAATACTTTCTGTTCCGTTAATGGTCTGCTCATAATAGCTCTCCCTCCATGCAAAAACGACAAATTCCTGTTTTACTCTGACTTTAGCAGCCGTTTTCTGCTACCAGTATAGCAGGAAACGGCTGCTCTATCAACGCAAATCAGAACTTATCCATATCCTCCTGCGTAGCCACCTGGGCATACTTGCACTCATCATTTCTGCTCTCCGCATACATGTCATTAATCAGTCCAATGGAAAGCAGTTCCAAATCCTGCATGGTAAGTCCTAGCTGCACACACCGCAGGAGGAACAGTGACGTTGTCATTTCACGCTCTGTTGGGCGAAGTTTTTTTTAGCCTCCACATCCGTCTGCACATTCAATCCCCACAGCTCAATCAGCTTTGGAAGCACCTGGTAAATGGAAAATGTATTAAATCCATCCAGCCATTCCTCCGGCGTGTCGGGAATGGAACCCTCTGCATGTTTCGCCATCACAAATGCAATGTTCTCAAACATCTCCAAAGAAAACAGGTCAAGCCCGGACTCCCCTTCTTCCGAGCCATTCACACTCTGCTCCAACGCCCGCAAATCCTTATAAATATCCCTCTGGAAATTCAAGCGGTAAATCCGTGGAATCGCCGCTGACGCCTTAAATAAAATATCCTTGCCGTCAATCTCAATCGTCCTGGTAATGCTCATGTCCTTTCCTGCCTCCTATGATTTTTTCGTATCTGATTCTTTCTCTGCTGTTACTGACGTTGCTGTCCTACTTATGGTCTGCGCTGAAAGAGCAGATGCCTGTGCCGCTTCCACTGCTGGAGAACTGGCTGGCATATACACCGCCTCATACCACTTATCGTATACAGCCTGAGTAGTGGAATCTCCAGTCTTTGCCTTCACATACCCGCTTGCCAATGGTCTTGCTTTTATGGTCAGCGTTTCTGTCTGCACTTCCTTGGATTCCTCATTGGTCTTGGACTCAATTTTCGGTCTGGATGCAGAACAGTTATACAGCACATGGCGGATTTTCTTCACGTCCCCATCAAACTCAAAGATCAGAGCAAAGCTGCCTGTCTCCGAATTGCAGTTTTCTACCAGCACCTTGTTAGCATCTGCTTCTTCCTTTAAAATGTCCGTGCGGAAGGACTCTGGAATCATAGCAAGCTCCAGATCTCCGTCATAGCCCATATTGTTATTGATAATGTAATACTCAATGCCGTCCGCATAAAAGGATTCCGGCTCTCCGTTGGGATCTAGGCTGATGGACACCGCTCCCGGAAGTGCCGCCGGAATCCCAAAGGTACTCTCCCCATTTTCTCCTGCCTTAATCGGTGCATAATGGGCATTGCACAGATTGAACTTCACTTTATTTCCCACTCACTAAACCTCCATTTCATACAGTACCTCGTACAGATTTTCTGACTCAATCCATACTTCGCTTTTCCCATAAAAAATGCCATGCCTGGTAAGCACAGCCTCGACCTTTTCTTCCTGTTCTATGGATTTCTCATCGGTATACAGTTCCAGATGCAGTCGGTTCACTTTGAAATAAGCAATCCCGTCCGCCGCAAAATTGTTAGCGCCCGGATAAAGAAAGAC